AGTCTCAATGTCATCTTGTGAAGGGTAATCTTTAATAGACAAGGTAATTTGATTGTTACCATTTAATACTTTAAAATTTGGTAAGAATCTTCTCATTGCTAAAAATACTTCTGCTTGATCAGGTTGTAAAGAAAAACTAAATGATTGTATGAAAGATGTTAAGGTAGTTACACTACCATTTGGATTAACTTGATCGGTCCCCGTTTCGTGTTCGAATAATACTGTTTGACCTAAACCATCTTGACCTATAACTTCAGGAAAACTTCCATCATTAGAACTATTATATGCAGTAGCATAAGGTCTTGGATATACTAATGAATCAACCCAAGTAGTTCTAATTGAATTAGTATTAACACCAGTGTACCAATTACCCATAGGTAATCGTGCATTATTTTGTCCATAATTATAAACTACATATCTATTATTAAAATCAGATCCACTTGTTGGATACCACCAAGTTACTTCTGTAAATAGATTATTGATACCGGCACAAACTTGTTGTCCTTTTGTTGTATCAATATCGTCATAAATATAATCTTCCACACTACAAGGAAGTGTATTAACAGTACCATCAAAAGAGAAGAAACCATTGTTACCCATCCAATAAGCAACACCGTCAATTTCAATTGCTGCGTTTTTACCAATCAATCCACAGTTAGTACCAACCTGTTCGAAGCCAAATGTAAAAGGTGCTCCAACAAATTTCATTGTATAGAGTGCGTTATCGGTCCAGATTAAAATATTTTCTTTTGCAACCAGTGCTCCCATAATTTTTGTACCATCTTGTATTCTTTGTGTACCGGCTGTATTAGTTGCTTGAGGTGTATAACCATTAATATTTTCATCTTCAGAGAATCTTATAAACATATCATCTTGAGTAGACGCAGTTCCAATTGTAGTTTCGGTTCCTAAATGAATTAAGTGACGTGTTGTTGGTGAAATTAAAGTTACTCTTGTAGCTGTTGGGTTATTTGTTGTAGAAAATCCTGATGTTGTTGTAGATGCTCTTGTTGTTAGTCTTGCTGTAATATCAGAATTCCATGTAAAAGTTTTACCGTTTGCAATAGTTGCAACTAATACATCACCAAAATTACTTAATGACCAAAGTCCAGGTTCTAATGTAATTGTTCCAGCATCAACTGCATCACCCCATCCTCCCCATTCAGTTGCGTTAGTAACTATTTCACCACTTGAGTGAGCTTGACCATTTGATGTACCAGTAGTTGCAGTTCCAAAAGCACCTCTAGTAATACCTGTTAAAGTGTTTGTACCTTTTCCTGTGTAAGTAATTAATTCATTTTGAACTGCTATAGTTCCTGCTGTTGGAAAACCAGAGTTTGATGTAACATTAATTACAGATCCTGATCCACCAGTACCATTAGTATCTGCGAGCAACGCTCCATTTAAAGTTGTTGTAACAGAACCTTGAACCGTTCCCCCATACTGACCAATACCAAAACCATAACCATAAGATTGTGCGGCGGGACCAACAGGCTCATAAGGAATTATATCACATGCTCCACCAGTGGCGGCACCTGTTGTAGTTTGTGTACCAGTAATGATTGCAATTAAGTTTGATGTAACTCTTGTTACTTGAAATAATTTATCTTCAAAAGCAGAATTTGTTAAACCTATACCAGCAGGTACTGTTACATTATCCAATAAAATAATATCACCTGATTGTAAATTATGTGCTGAAGAAAATGTTAAAGAAACTTGTTGTGATGCATCAGTAGCAGACATTGTAACACTACCAATTGTAGCTTTTACAGGAGTAACATCATGTAGTTGTCCTTCAAAATAAATAAGTAAAAACTTATCTGTTCCTATTGCAACGTATCTATTACCTTCTTTATCTACAAATGCGTGTTGTTTTCTAGCAACACCAACAATAGAATCGTTAAGTAAAGATTGCCATCCTCCTACTTTTTCTGGAAGGCCATATCTAAATCTAACATTATCAGAGTCAACCCAACGACCTTCGGCCCCAACAGCAGTGTCTTGCTTGTCAATCCCTGGAGCAAACTTAATTTTCGTAAGCATCCTTTACTCCTATGATGTACTGTTAGTTTTTATTTGCCAGCCTTTTGTAGCAGTAGTAAATATTAAAGTTACACATTGATTGTTTGCAGTTAAATCTAAATCAGATGTACCACCTTGAATATTTGATCCGTTTCTACCTACAATACATTTGTTTGTTGCAAAACCATTGGATGCAGATACATCCATTATAGTTACTTCATCACCTGTTGCAGGTGTTGCCGGCAGTGTTATGGTTACTTGGTTAGCAACTGTATCCACTCCAATTTGATCTCCAGCCACTGCTGTGTATGAAGTTTTACTAGCTGCAGTTACTGTAGTAAACCCTTTTTCCATCATTGATAATGTAGTAGCAGGGACGCTACCTCTGGAATAAACTAAAACTTTTGCACCTTCTGGAAGAGGTACTTGTGTACCTGCACTTTGACCAGTGGTTAATAATGTTACTGTAAAACTTTGTGCTGCAGTTCCTCTAACAGTTGCATCTTCTACAAAAAATACTCTGTTTGCATTTCCACCTGTTGTAGATGCAGGCATTGCTAAACTAGCATTACCAGATAAAGTTCCCGTAAGTTTAATATAAATATTTTTACCATTCGCGCTCGCCGATCCGTCGGCCAAACTTAATGTAGTTGTACCAGAGCTTAAAGTTACTTCTGCATAACCCGACGCTGCGGTTTGTAATAATTGTAAATTAGTATTAGTGATTGTTCCCCATAGACCAGCCTTTTCACCTGTAGTGACTAGTTCTAATGATAAATCTGTTGAAAAAGTTGATGCCATATTAATAAGGTTTTATTGGTGTCCAAACCATGTTTGCTCCTGGTATTATATCGTTCCACGTAATTACTCCCGGTTCCCCACTACTTACAGTTAAACTAGAACCTGTTGGAAGTACATTCGCAGTACCTGTTACTGTAACATTTCCTGTCGCTAACGTCAATGCGTTTCCAGTTACAGATGTATTAGCATCTGCGGTAACTACAAAAGTTCCTAAACCTAATGATACTTGAGATCCTGTAAGAGGACCGATATTAGCCGTACCAGTAATACTTAAAGTACCTGTACCTAATGAAACTTGATTTCCAGTTAAATTTTCTACGACTGAATCTGCGATAATACCTACACTACCAATTGTAATAGTTAATTGGTTAGCTGATACATTTACATTTACATTATTGTCTAATCCTGTTGCTGCAAATGGTAATGCTGATATTGCGTCAAATCCTAAACTCATAAATAATTTTTAAAGACTGATATTACTACCAGTCTTTAGTTTTTGATGTAAGTTCTGGTGCTTTTTGACTTTCGATTTGTGCAGATAAGTTTGATTGCATATCAGCTTCCGTTGTATCAGACATTTCTAATACGCAGGCAGTTGCACTTTCTTTAGTCATAGCATCAAAATCCATACCTTCAGAACCTGCACAAGATCCATACATAGATGCAGAGTGATCTCCGTCAACTGCTGTATATCTCCAGTGAATGTTCTTCACTTTGTTATTAGAGTCCGTCTCAAAATTTGGGAAAGACCATTCGTATGTTATTGCCATTGTTGTCTCCTGTTGTTGTTGTTAATTCATTACTATTCCACTTAAATTAATAGATGCATCTTGATGATGAGCTATGTAATCAAGCTCTATAAACATTCCACTATCTCCTGAATGTGTGTAATCAACACTAAATGCTAATACTATATTCATTCCACTTATTGAAGCACCAGTGCATTTTCCTAAATTTTCAAGAACTGTTAAATTTGATAAAGTACTTGTATGTCCAACAGCAAATTTACAATCAAAGGCTTTTGGGTCTTTAGTATTACTTTCACATGATATACCTCTTACATGAACATAAGTTTTAGAATTAATATTATTTTGACTTATGAAAGGAATAATTAATTCAGTACCTGCTGAAACTGCTGGAATAGCTCTTATATATTTAATTGAATCTAAAGCTCCACTAGAAACTGTTGCAGATTTATAAGCTGTAACAGCATGACCATTAGTATCTTGTCTTACATTTAAGTGTGCATTTTGTGTAACATTAGATGAAGCAATAGAAACTTCTCCAGTAGCCCCTGAAATACGCATTCTTTCAGTACCATTAGTTTCTAATTCTATATTTCCTGCTGAATGAGTATCTGTATGAAGAAACATATCTCCACCAACAAAACCTACATATCCTGCTCTGTTGTCTGTTCCATGAAACTCTAAAAGTGATGTAGAAGCATTTGCAACATTAGCACTATCAAGAGTTTTAATTCTCATATTGCCTGCACCATTTGCTATGTTAAGAGCATATGTTGGTGAGCTAGTATTCATGCCGATATGGCCATTACTGCCTTGAACAAATAAAGCATGAGTACTAGCATCACTCTCAACTCTAAAATCTGTATCTCCGCTATCTTCATTAATAACTACTTCAGTAGGATTCATTGTAAGTATTTTTTGAAAACTACCAGCATTTAATAACTGCCATTCTATTTGACCATCTTCAGTACCATCACTAGCGTCAATTATTTTAGCATTATTAATTACATATCTTGTATCTTCAGTATTATCATTCTTACCTCTAAATTCTATGTTACCTAGACTATCACCATCTGCTGGACTAGATGAATTTCTATATAAAAATAAATCAGGAGCTGCTGCTGTACCAGTATCTGTATTTTCAATTATTATTTGACTAGTTGTTGACGAACCTACAACATGAAGTTTAGATTGAGGAGATGTAGTTCCGATACCAACATTTCCAGAGCTGTTGATACGCATTCTTTCTGATAATGAACCACCCGATGCTGTTGAAAAACTTAATTGAGCTGCATTTGTAGATGAACCACTATTATCTACTATTAACCCTAATGCTGCACCAGGTTTATC